TTTGGGGCTGGGTCTGGGTCTGGGTCTAGGTCTTGGTATTGGTCTGGGTCTAAGTCTTGGTATTGGTCTTAGTCTGGGTCTAGGTCTGGGTCTGAGTCTGAGTAAGGAGAATACGTATGAAAGATAAGCATATAAAAGCCTTCATGAATACAGCCTACAACTTTGCCGTGTGTTCTACTGCCACTAGGTTAAAGGTAGGCTGTATCATTGTAAAGGATAATCGTATCATTAGTATAGGATACAATGGTACACCGTCAGGTTGGGACAATGAGTGTGAACACATGTCTCTATGGATGAATGGCAAGCTGATGCCGGAACCTGTCTATGTAACCAAGCCAGAGGTTCTACACGCCGAAACTAATGCTATTGCCAAGCTGGCAAGGACTGGTGGGGGTGGCGAAGGGGCAACACTCTTTGTCACCCACAGCCCCTGCCTTGACTGTTCCAAATTGATTTTTCAATCTGGAATAAATAGTGTATACTATGGTGGGAAATACAGGTCATCAGAAGGCTTGGAGTTTCTGGCAAAATGTAACGTCCCGTGTACACTAGTACCGGGATACTTTTAACTATAGCGATTGCTAAATCGCAATCATATCTAGGAGTTAGTATGCAATGACACAAGGGTATTGGGGTTATCACCTGATGCTGGATTGCTCCATGTGCGACAGGGGCAAGATTACAGACAGGGCGAATGTCGATGCATTTGCAAGGGAACTTGTAAAGCGTATTGACATGAAAGCCTATGGTGATCCACAGATTGTAAAGTTTGGAACAGGAAACAAGGCCGGGTTTACTCTGGTTCAGTTAATTGAAACAAGTAATATCTGTGGACATTTCTGTGACGATAGTGGTGACGTTTACTTTGACGTATTTTCTTGCAAGCCTTTTGAAGTAGAGGTTGTTAAAGATACAGTCAAAGAATACTTTGCTCCTGCCGCAATTAAAGCCAAATTTGTATTTCGTAATGCATAATAAATCAAGGGAGGATTACGTCTATGGCTAGGGATTACAAGAAGGAATATGACACCTATCATTCTTCTTCAGAGCAAAAAAAGAACCGGGCAAAACGTAATGCTGCCCGTAAAGAGATGGCTAAGGCTGGTCGTGTTGCCAAGGGTGATGGCATGGAGGTTGACCACAAACTAGCTATTAAGAATGGCGGTGGTAACTCTAAAGAAAATCTTCGCGTTGTAGATAAAAAGAAAAATCGTGGATGGCGCAAAGGTAAAACTGGGTACACGCCATGACAAAGATAGTGTTGGTAGAATGGTATGATGCACAATCAGGATCTTCTGAATGGAAGGAAATGAAAGAGGTTGTATCACTAAAGCCAGCACTAGGTAAGACTGTTGGATATCTTGTCAGCGAAGGAAAAGTTGACAAGATGCCTTACATAGTGGTATGTCCTCATATTGTAGGGATTGGTGATAAAGCTGTCGATGGTGACGGCGAACTAGCCATTCCAAAAGCATGGATTAAGAAAATAACTGTTCTACTTGACGATAAGGATGTCAAAGATGAATATCTTCTATTTTTTTAAGTATAATAAGCAGATAGAAACAGCCTTTTAATGATTTCGGAATGAAAAATGACACAACAAAAAACGAAAGCACCTCGCAATCGAACATTAACGATTTTAGATTCAGAAAAAGATAATTTGGTCAAACGAATTGTTTCAAAAAATCAGTTAAGTTCTATTGATAACTTTCAAAATAAAATTGTGAATTGTAATTACAAAGACGCAATATCCAAAATTACGGACAGTAGCATCAATCTTCTTATCTTAGACCCGCCGTATAATTTGAATAAAAAGTTCAATTCGTTGAGTTTTTCTAAAACTTCTATAGGCCAATACACGTCTTATTTAGAGGATATTCTCTCTACATTTCTTCCTAAACTCAAAGTGGATGCATCTGTTTACATTTGCGGCGATTGGTACAGTTCCATATCAATTTATGAGGCGGCTTCAAAATTTTTCAAAATCAGAAATCGAATTACGTGGGAACGAGAAAAAGGTAGAGGGGCAAAAACTAATTGGAAAAATTGTAGCGAAGACATTTGGTTTTGTACCGTAGGTGATGAATACATTTTCAATGTGGACTATGTAAAACTAAGACGTTCCGTTATCGCACCATATAAAGAAGATGGAAAACCAAAAGATTGGATGGATTCTGATAACGGAAAGTTCAGAGACACAGCACCTTCAAACTTAATGTCTGACATAACAATACCTTTTTGGTCTATGCTAGAAAATACCGATCATCCCACACAAAAAAGTGAAAAATTGATTGCCAAATTAATTTTAGCAAGTTCGAATGAAGAAGATTTAGTGTGTGATCCGTTTTTAGGTAGTGGCACCACAGCAGTCGTTTCTAAGAAATTGAAACGCAACTTTTTAGCATTTGAGCAAGAAAATGAATATTGTTTGTGGTCCCAAAAGAGACTTAACCAAGCCGATGAGGATATGACAATACAAGGATATAGTGACAATGTTTTTTGGGAAAGAAACACATTGTCACTTCAGAAAAAGCGTCAAAAAACAAGAGAAGTCACTAAAGAATACCAAAAATCATTAAATGTCTAAAAGTTGGCGTAGATAATTTTTGGCATTAAGCATGGATTAATAAAATAACTGTTCTACTTGACGATAAGGATGTCAAAGATGAATATCTTCTATCTAGCAAAAGACGCTAAAGTTTGTGCAGCTTATCACAACGATAAGCATGTAGTAAAGATGATTCTTGAATCTGCACAGCTTTTGTCTACAGCCCATCATATCATTGATGGTGAGCCGTCTATTGACTGTTACAAGGCAACCCATAAAAACCATCCAAGTGCTATTTGGGCTAGGGAATCAGGCCGTAACTACGAATGGCTTTGGTGCCTTACTAAAAATCTTTGTAAAGAATATACTCGACGTTACAATAAAGTTCATAAGGTTGAAGAGTCTGGACTTCTTAATCGTCTTGCCAATCGTCCTTATGAACTAAACCTTGGTGAGTTTACTGATCCTCCGCAGTGTATGCCGGATAAATACAAAGTTGAAGGAGATTCAGTACAGGCTTATCGTAACTATTACATTGGAGACAAGGCTGGATTTTCTAAATGGTATAAGAAAGAAGATATGAAACCTTCATGGTGGACAGAAGCTGCATAATGGAAAATCACGCACTTTTTCCAGTTCTTATAAGTAAATTTCAATACGATAAAAATGATGTAGTAAAAGATACTTTACTATGTCAAGAAAGTATTGATAAATACTTTAGGGATGGAATAACCTGTGAACCTATATGTAACAGTTTACACCATGAAGAAAAATTAACTGATTTATATAAGTTTGTAAGTAAATCTGTAAAAGAATATCTAGATGTATGTAATGTTAAAACAGAATTGTTTGATGTTATGGTACATAAATCTTGGTTAAATGTAGGAAAAGATAGTGGTAATCCAAGACACAATCACATGGATTCCCACATGTCTTTCGTATACTATGTGCACACTCCTTATAAAAATTCAATAAGATTTTTTGCTGACAAGAATGTGTATGAACCATATGATAACTTTTATACTAACTATGTAAAAGAAAATCAATGGAATGTATTTAATTCAAGATCATGGACATTCCCTCCAAATGACGGCGTATTATTTGTATTTCCCGCCGCGCTGTCACATGCGGTTGACGGTCCTATTGGTAATAAATTTGTTGTTAACTCTGTAAACGATCTGTTACAATGCCGCATAGCAATAGCTGGTGACGTTATGATCGTGGCTAAAGAAGTAATTAAAGAAACTTATCGGGTTGTGCAGCCCTATAACTTTTGGAGAAAATTCGATGAATAATGATCTTAAAAAATATCAAATTGAAAATATGGTTTTTCAAGCTAAACAAACAACTAAAGATGCTTTACTTTTTGTTAAAGTATTTGTAGCTTTAGGTATAGCTATTAGTTTAATTAGTCTGGTATTAAAATAATGTATACAGAAAAACCTAATGTAATATTTTTTAATGTGTACCGGAATTACGTTGAACCAACAAAAGACTTCAATAGGTTGGAACGTATTGAAAAGATTGAAGAACTTCGTCGTGTAAAAAACCGCTTGACAGTCATTGAAAACGAGGTTATAAATGAACTTGAGCAGTTACACAAGAGAACTTAAGAAGAAGAAAAAGGAAATGGTTAGAAGAAGTAAACTTAAGAAACTCTTAGAAGATACTTTAGAAGTTCTTTCAGATTTAAAACTTAATGGAAAACTTACTGTAGTAACTTATAAAGAAGTTTCTAAATTACATAATGATTTAGAATGTATGTATAAGAAAGTAAGAAAATCTACTAAGACAGATCATTCTACTATTATCTAATATCCTACAGAGGATTCTAAAATGTCTAAGAAGTATGATTTCAAAACTTATAGTGAAATTTCAGCTATGCTAAGAGATTATGTATTAGACGTTTCAGGAGAAACTCATATCGAAGATATTCCATTAGAAGAAATTAATGATTTCTTAAATGGTGTAGAAGTTTGGACAGAAGAAGAAGAACTATTTGAAGCTATTGCAGACCTAACACCAAATAGAAATAGAACTATGCACTAACAGGGAGAAGATAATGTTCAAAGTAATTTCACTTTGGTTTGTCTTTTTTGTTTGTTTTGTCTTTTTGAGTAAAGTTTCTAGTGGTAAAGAATATAATGTTAAACAAGTTGAGTGTCTAATTGAAGCAATTTACTTTGAAGCACGTTCAGAAAGCTTTGATGGACAACTTGCTGTAGCCAATGTAATTCTGAATAGGGTTAACAATGAAAAGTTTCCAAGAACGATTTGCGGGGTTGTACACTACGGCCATGTTAACAAGCGTGGTATTCCTGTACGTGGTCGTTGTGCTTTTAGTTACTGGTGTGATGGCAAACCTGAACATATGGTCAACACCACTGCGTACAGAAGTGCAGCAGAAGCTGCAACACTTGCCCTTGAAGGCTTTGTGATAAAGGGACTTGACAGAGCAACCTATTATCATGCAGATTACGTGAAGCCTGATTGGGCTGTTAAAAAAAAGTTTATCAGGAAACTTGGTACGCATCTCTTCTATAAGTGATATAAAATGAACCTTGACAAGACGACGAGTCTTCTGCTAAAGATTGCAGAGGACATTCCAGAGCCAGTCCGAAACTATCGGCTGGCTTCTGCTATTATCTATAAGAAACAAATTGTAGGTCTGGGAGTCAACAGATATAAAACTGATCCTTTTCAGTCTAAGTATATGAAGAATCCTTATAGTATTTTTGTTCATGCGGAAATCGCAGCAATTAAAAATGCTCTAAAGAGAATTAAAGTTCTTGACTTCAGACGTAGTTCACTGGTAGTAGTAAGGGTAAAGCGGAATGAGGGTAACACACAGTTCATACCAGCCCTATCCAAACCTTGTGTTGGATGTATGTCTTGTATATATGAGTTTGGTATCAGAGAGGTGTTTTTTATAAACTCAGATGGCTTTTTGGATAAATTATAAATAAAGTATAGAGGTATTAAATGAAAGTAGAGTTTGTAGATTCTATGGGTACAGATCTTACTGTCTGTAATTCAGCTAGGGTATCGTTTGATAAACAGGCTGAGTGGGATATTCTTGATGGGCAGAAAGTTTTAAAGTTCTGTGATAAGAAGCTGATTGAATATCTTGCGAACCATGACCACTTTACGCCGTTCACACATTGTGCTATTACTTTACGAGAGACTGTGCCAATCTTCGTAGCTAGGCAGAGGTTCAAACATACAGTAGGATTTAGTTATAATGAAGTATCTCGTCGGTATGTAGATACCACCCCAGACTTCTATAAACCAAAGCATTGGCGTAAACGTGCAGAGAACAAGAAGCAAGGCAGTAGCGAAGAGGTTGTTAAAGTAAAGGTTAAGGACTACGAAAATGCCGTCAAGACATGCATCAGCCTGTATGAAGACCTTTTAAGCCAAGGCGTGTGTCCAGAGCAAGCTAGAATGATCCTGCCACAGTCTATGTACACCAGTTACTACGTCACAGGTTCTTTGTTTGCTTTTGCCCGTGCCTATATGCTAAGGTCATCTCCTGACGCACAGGCTGAAATTAGAGAACTTGCGGAAGACTGGAATAAAATTATTAGTAAAATATTTCCGGTGTCTTGGAAAGCATTAAGAAAGAGGACTAAATAATGGCTGCTAAATCTTCAGGTTCCAGACTAAAATCTGGTGCCAAGAATCAAATCAATGCTCGACACATAACTACAAGCATTGGAAAGTCTAACAATTCCAAACCAAAGAATAAACACAGGCGTAGATCATGGAAGCCATACAGAGGACAGGGTTAATATTAGTCTTACTTTTATCTTCTTGTAGTTCTCCAGAGTTTGGTGTAAAAGTTGATAAAGAGGTTTTATCAAAACAACCAAGTAGCGGTATACAACCACAGATAAAATGGAAGTTCTAAATTATGCCAAAGAAACCTAACAAATCTGATGCTGAAGTTTACTGTTTAATTCAAGAAGCTTTTAAAAGATACTCTAGTGGTAAGTTAAGTTTTGAAAGACTTTCAAGATATGAGATGATTGAGTTAGGGTTTGACCCAAACGATCCACAAGATGTTTTAAAGTATGATAAGTTTATGAACGATCTTGCTGAAAACTTAGATAAAATGGAAGAGTATCTGAAGTGCTTCGATGAACCTACTGAACTTGAAAATGATGTTGAATTTGAAGCAGACTTTAATTTAGAAGAAGACGAAGAACAAAATGAGTAACCTCTGGGAAAAAGAAAAGAAAAGAATTTTTAGGGAACTTTATAAACAATATCTTGACGAGGGATATGATCATAAAGTAGCTAAGAAGCTGGCGCAGGAAGAAGCAACAGAGTTGTCTGAACTTGACGACAGGTTTGTGAAGAACATCTTCAATGCAGAATATGGTGACGACTAATGTATAAGATAATTCGTGAGACATCTTTTAATAAGGAGTGTGTAGAAAAGTGCTACACGCTTGAAGAACTTGACGAAGCATTACAGTCACATTTACTATTGATGGCGCATCTGGGATATTCTACACGTATCCATGAGAATGGTTTTGATGTTCTAAGCCAAGGAGATTTACCAATTGTGGTATCACACTTCAGGATCGAGGAAGATGGAAAAAAATGACAGCGTTGCAGTTAAGACCCACCAACCATGTGAGGACTGTGGTTCAAGTGATGCCTTGACAATTTATTCGGATAGGCATACACATTGTTTCAGTTGTGAGAGTACACGCTTTCCTAATAAACCATATGACTACGACGAGGATGACGATATGTCTACTGAAGACACTGTTGTTAACGTATCTAATTTCAATACTCAAAAGCCTGTTCCTCGCGGTTTCGTTGCCGCACTACCAGATCGTAAGATTTCTAAAGAAACCTGTGAAAAGTATGGTGTGCGTGTAGTACAGGATAAAGATGGTAAGATTGTAAGTCACCTGTATCCATACTTTGATCGTAACAATAATATTGTAGCTTATAAAGTTCGTGATGTAGCAAACAAAGAGTTTACTGCTGAACCTATGGGTAGCCTTGGTCGTGCCACACTCTTCGGTGAGAACATCTGTCAGCAGGGTGGTAAGTATGTGACCATCACAGAGGGTGAACTTGATGCGCTGGCGGCTTATGAGATGCTAGGCAGCAAGTGGCCTGTCGTATCTATTAAGGACGGCGCAGCATCAGGCTTCAAGAACTGTAAGAACAGCTATGCATTTCTAAACAGCTTTGAAAACATTGTTATCTGCTTTGATAACGATGATAAGGGTAAGGCTGCTGCACAGAAAGTTGCTGAACTGTTTGAACCTAACAAGTGCCGCATTGTTTACAAAGACCTAAAGGATGCGTCTGACTACCTTAAGGAAGGTCGGCGTGAGGACTACGTTAAGGCTTGGTGGGCTGCTAGGGTCTATACCCCCGCTGGTATTATCAACCTCAAGGATTATGGTCCTGAACTGTATGACGAGGGGCAGCAGCAGACCTGTCTATACCCCTTTGGTGGTCTTAATGAAAAGCTGTATGGTATTCGTACTGGCGAACTTGTTACAGTCACCGCCGGTACTGGCACAGGTAAGTCCTCAGTAATGCGTGAACTGATGCACCATGTTCTTAATAATACAAATGAGAACATTGGCGTTATCTCTCTTGAGGAGAATGTTCGTTCTACTATCTTCCATCTTATGTCAGTAGAAGCTAATGCTCGTCTGTACATCAGGGAAGTGCGTGAGAACTTTCCAATGAAAGATCTTGAACAGTGGCAGAAGGCTACTGTAGGAACTGGTAGGTTCTTTGCCTTCGATCATTTCGGTTCTCTCAAGACAGAAGAAATTCTTGCCCGTGTTCGTTACATGATCAAGGCTTTAGACTGTAAGTGGATTTTCCTTGACCATCTGTCAATCCTTGTGTCAGGTTTGGAAGGGATGGATGAACGTAGGAACATCGACATTCTTATGACGAAGCTTCGTAGCTTAGTTGAAGAAACAAACTGTGCGTTGCTTCTTGTCAGCCATCTGCGCCGTACTAGTTCAGATAATGGACATGAAGAAGGCAAGGAAGTATCTCTAGCGCATCTTCGCGGTAGTCAGTCTATCGCACAGCTTTCAGATACAGTCATTGCTCTTGAACGTGACCAGCAGTCAGACGATCCTAACATTGCAAACACTACAACAATCCGTGTACTAAAGAACCGTTATGCCGGTGAGACTGGTATCGCATGTCATCTGTTCTTCAATAAGGAAACAGGACGGTTGACAGAGGTAGCCAAGTTAGGCGATAATGGTGGCGAAGAATCAGATACCGTGGAGTTGTGAGATGCGGGTAGTACTGGACATTGAAACAGATGATCTTAATGCCACAGTAATTCATTGCATCGTAGCCAAGGATATAGATACAGGTAGTATCTACACCTTCAAGGGTAGTGAATGTTATACCGATTTCCCTGCATTCACAAAGAATGTAGAGAAGTACATCATGCACAATGGCATATCTTTTGATGCACCAGTACTGAAGCGTCTGACGGGCGTTGATATCAAGTTAAGTCAGATTATTGATACAATGATCTTGTCACAACTTTTAAATCCTATGCGTGAAGGTGGTCATTCTTTGGAAGCTTGGGGTAACACTCTGGGCTTTCCAAAGATTGACTTTCAAACCTTCACTCATCTTACAGATGATATGGTAAAGTACTGTATCAATGACGTACAGTTGACGCACAGGGTCTATGTGTCTATGCTCAAGGATCTAGAAACCATTTCAGAATCCTGTGTGGTGCTTGAGCATCAGATACGTGCCTTGGTGAATGAACAAGAGCGTAATGGTTTTACTCTTGACATTCAGAAGGCTATGATACTAATTAATAAACTTAAAGATAAGGCTACAGAAATTGAGAAAGAAGTTAAGTCAATCTTCTTCCCATTGCCAGTTCCTGTCAGAGAAGTTACGCCAAGATTCAAAAAGGATGGTACACTATCTACTGTTGGCCTTCGTCATTTTGACGATAGATCTGTTGTTGCTGGTCCTCATACTTCGATAGAGTTTCAAGAGTTTAATCTCCAGTCTAGACAACAGATCGTTAGGCATCTTCTTTACAGGGGTTGGAAACCTTCTAAGTTTACAGAGAAGGGTCATCCTATAGTAGATGAATCTGTACTAATGGAAGTAGATATTCCTGAAGCCAAGAAGATTGCAGAGTATCTGCTTCTTGAGAAACGAATTGCACAGGTTCAATCTTGGCTTGACCTTGTAGAACAGGACGGTAAAGTTCATGGTAAGGTTCTTACTCTACGTGCTATATCAGGACGTATGGCCCATCATTCGCCAAACATGGCACAGGTTCCTGCAAAGTATTCTCCGTATGGTAAGGAGTGTAGGGAATGCTGGACAGTTAGCAGCACTGATAATGTTCTTGTTGGTTGTGATGCTTCTTCGTTGGAGTTACGTGGGTTAGCCCATTACCTACAGGATAAGAACTTCACAAAGGAAGTTGTGGAAGGTGATATTCATACTTCCAATCAGAAAGCTGCTGGCCTTGAAACCCGTGACCAAGCAAAGACATTCATCTACGCCTTCATCTATGGTGCTGGTCCTGCAAAGATTGGTAAGATCGTAGGCGGTGACGCTGATAGGGGCAGAGAACTGATTGATACGTTCCTTTCAAACGTCCCTGCTCTTGCAACTTTCAGAAAAAAGGTTGACAGGATTGCTAAAACAGGTTATCTTCCCGGCTTGGATGGTAGAAAGCTTGTTGTTAGATCTGAACATGCAGCAGTCAATCTCCTCATTCAAGGTGCTGGTGCTGTTATCTGTAAGCAGTGGCTGGTTGAGATTCACAAACTAAAGACGAAGTACAACATTCCAGCAAAGCTTCTAGGTTCTATTCATGACGAGTATCAGTTTGAAGTACCCAAGAGTCAGGCTGAAGCATTTTGTAAGATAACAAAGCAAGCTATGAAGAATGTAGAAAAGCTTCTAAAGGTTCGTTGTCCACTTGACAGTGAATATCATATTGGCTATAATTGGTCGGAGACACACTAAAATGAAACAGCTAAGGCTTCCACTAGACTTAGCGGCATCTGACAACCATTGGCGTAACCTTCTTATTAGTCAACTAGAAGAACAACATGGTTACAGATCAACACTAGATCTTCCTTCTATTGCAGATGCTATTATAATGGAAGCTGAAGATAGGGAGGATGAAATTGACCAATCTTGAAAAGAATACTGTTGTTCAGTTAACAGACTTTGAACTTACTGTTGGTAAAGCTATTGGTGAACGTCGAAGTGGCTACAACAGATCAAAGAATGTTAAGAAGCAGAACGTAGACAAGAAACGTACTGGCGTCGAGATTGATATTCTTGGTGCACAGGGTGAACTAGCTTTCTACAAAATGATTGACAGGTTTCCAGTAGAACCTTTTATCACTGATCGTGTTATGTCTAAGAAAACTGGTAGTGATATTGGCGATGTTGTCATTGATGGTTTTACTGTAGACATTAAATCTACAGAGCATAAAACAGGAAGGCTTATTGCAAGAAAAGCCTTTGAAAGTAAGTGTATTGATATCTATTGTCTTATGACAAAGGAGACAGACAACTCGTTCTGTTTCAGAGGTTTCTTTCCAGCAAAAGAATTGCTGGTAGAAAGTAGGCTTGGCGTACTAGGAACATACGTCAACCGGCCTTGTTACATTGCAACACAGGAAGAACTTTATGACTTTTCTGAATGTGTTGAAAAAATTAGTATTGACAAGGCTTCGTAAGTAGTGTAGAGTACCAAAACTGAAAGAGCCACATTGTGTGGTTTTGAGAAAAGGAGAGTATGAGAATTATGGCTAAGAACAATGCAAAGCTTCAGACGAAGATCATCTCAGGTAAGGTTTTTTGGGCTTCAGTTATTGAGCCAAACACAACCTATGAGCCAGCTTGGCAAGTAGATATTTGCCTTACCCCTGCTACGAAGAAGATTGTAGAAGGCGATAGCCTTACCGTGAAGAACAAAGGTGATGACCGTGGTGACTTTATCACCCTGAAGCGTAAGGTACTGCGTCAGGATGGAACCAAGCGTCAAGCACCAGTTGTTAAGGATTCACAGAATAATCCTTGGAATGGTCAGCTTATTGGTAATGGTAGCGTATGTAACATTAAGTACACTCCGTATGAGTGGAACCGTAGTGGTAAGTCCGGTGTATCTGCTGACCTAACAGCCATTCAGGTTGTTGACTTTGTTGGCTATACCAAGGATGACTTTGAAGCTGTTGATGGCTACACCATTGATAGCGACAGGGAAGTTGTAAACCTGTAGTATGAGTAACACGGGGCTAGGACATTTGACTAGCGGCATGTAGTAGGTGAGGAGCGGGACTACTACAATTTTTGAAGTGGACATAGTATCAACATAACGAAGGACTGAAAATAAAATGATGTCAAATGAACAGCGTATCCTTAAAGCCCTACGTGCTAACCGTCGAGTTACACGTAAGACTGCAATTGAAAATGGTTGGGCAGAGAACCTGACTGCAACCATTTCGCGTCTTCGCAAGTTTGGCTTTGTTATCGAAGCCCTACGTGCTAAGACACCTGAAGGTGAAGCTTACACTCGCTACAAGCTTGTTTCTTCTCCCAAGAAGAATCCATTTGCCGCTGTAGCAGCCTAAGTTAACTTGACAGAGGTAACAGCTATGAAAACCATTGACACGCTGGTTGAGGATATCTATAGCCTCTTTGCCAGTGATACAAAAACAACAATAAAAGAAGAAGACCTGAAGGCCCTTGTTGATGGTATTTCACATGCTGTTACCTCTGCTCTTTCTGAACGTACAGAGAGGAATAATCTACGCCTCTCTATGATTGGGCATCCTAACCGTAAGGTTTGGTACAACATCAAAGGTGCACCTAAACGAAGCTTATCTGGTCCTACAATGATCAAGTTTCTTTATGGTGACATCATTGAACAGCTTCTTATCTTTCTTACTAGAACCGCTGGACACACTCTTGAAGATCCTCAGAAAGAGGTTGAGGTTGGTGGAGTAAAAGGCCATCACGATGCAATTGTTGATGGTGTTCTTGTTGATTTTAAAAGTGCTTCACCATACAGCTTTAAGAAGTTTAAAGAAGGCACTATTCTTAACGACGATCCATTTGGTTACATTGCACAGATTTCTGCTTATTCAAAAGCAAACAACAAACCAGATGCTGGCTTCGTTGCTATTGACAAGGTAAGTGGTGAGATTGTATTCTGTCCAATCCATGCTATGGAGATGATCAATCCTGACATACGTATTGAAGAACTTAAATCACTTTTGGAAGATGACAGTCCGCCTTCTAGATGCTATGATGCTGTTCCTGATGGGAAGTCTGGGAACCTTCGGCTTTCTGTTGGGTGCAGTTTTTGCGACTATCGTGATCACTGTTGGTCTGATGCTAATAACGGCGTGGGAATTAGGACGTTTATGTATTCAAACGGTCCACGGCACTTTGTACAGATAGTAAAAGAACCTGACGTACCAGAGGTTAAAGATGCCTAAGTTCAGATCAGGTTCTGAACAGCGTCTATATGATTTTCTAAAAAAGAATAAAGTTAAGCATCGTTACGAACCTCATAAAATAAAGTACCACGTTTCCCTTATTAGAAGTTATCTTCCAGACTTCTTGCTTCCAAACGGTATTGTCCTAGAAGTTAAGGGAAGATTCACAACTGCCGACAGGCAGAAGCATCTTTACATTAGGCAGAACCATCCATTGTTGGACATTCGGTTTGTCTTTGATAATCCTAAATCAAAATTGTATAAAGGTTCTAAGACTACTTATGCTGAGTGGTGTGAAAAACATAACTTTATATTCTGCTCTGCCAAGGACAAAGATATTTTACTAGAGTGGTGTAAAGAAAAAAGTGATTGACAGCAGGATCAACCTTGATATAGAAGAACTGTTAGAACAGGATGCTCCACCAGAGAAGATTCTGTTTCTATGTGTTATTCTACAAGCCTTACTTGATGCAACCAAACCATCTGGACCTTCAGAACCTGAAGAAGAGGTTATGGCACGTAGATCAGCACAGGCTTGGTTCCTTGCTTCAATAGGTGTAACATCAGAAGATTTCGTAGCCGTGTGTGATTTAGCTGGTATTGATCCTAAAAGAATGAGAACATTTGCTTTTAAGGTTATCAAATCCAAGGAGGTTAAATATGTTCGGAAGCGAATTAATACAGTCCTCTCTTTCAAATGATAAAGGTGATACAGTGGTAGAATACCCAAAGCAAAAAGATCCATTCCACAAGAATGAACTGGATCAAATGTTCACGTTTAATGAACCTGAACTTCTTGACGAAATTCGTAACTATATTGTATCAACTTACACACAGCATTATGCACAGGGTAAATATCAAGCATCTGACACAATCATTGATGCTGGGTATGGCGAAGGCTTTATCATGGGCAATATTCTTAAGTACTGGAAGCGTTACGGTAAAAAGGAAGGGCATAACAGGAATGACTTGCTTAAAATCATCCACTACGCTATAATGATGCTTTCACTTCACGATCAGTCAAACCAAACCCGTTAGAGGAGAATACATCACTATGTCTAACTACCTTCCTACAGACTATCAGAATTTCATTGCGTTATCACGTTATGCTCGTTGGTTGCCTGAACAAAACCGCCGAGAGAATTGGTCTGAAACGGTAAAAAGATATATTGATAATGTTGTTCGTCGTGTAATTCCTAATGAAGAAAAGACTATCAACAAGCTAGAAGAAATGATCCTCAATCTTGAAGTCATGCCTTCTATGCGTATGATGATGACGGCTGGCTCTGCCCTTGACCGGGACAATACCTGTGCCTACAACTGTTCCTATCTTCCTATTGACGATCCTAAAGCCTTTGACGAAGCCATGATGATCCTACTCTGTGGCACAGGTGTTGGGTATAGTGTCGAAGCTAAGTACACCAATAAGCTTCCTGAAATTCCAGAGAAGCTTTTCGATTCAGAAGATATTATTAAAGTTCATGACAGTAAGGAAGGTTGGGCTAAAGCTTTCCGTAAGCTTCTGGCTATGCTATACAGTGGTGAAGTTCCCAAGTGGGATGTATCAAAGGTTCGTCCTGCCGGTTCCCGCTTAAAGACTTTTGGTGGCCGTGCATCAGGACCAGAACCTCTTGTAGAACTATTCCAATTCTGTGTTGAAACATTCAAGAAGGCTGCTGGTAGAAAACTAAATACAATTGAATGTCACGATATTATGTGCAAGGTGGCGGATATCGTTGTGTCTGGTGGTGTTCGTCGGTCTGCAATGATCAGCCTGTCAGACCTACAGGACGACAAGATGCGCCATGCTAAGTCTGGCGAATGGTGGACTTACTCCCCACATCGTGCATTAGCTAATAACTCTGCAATCTATGAAGAGAAACCAGATACAGAAACATTCTTACGTGAATGGCTTTCACTTGTAGAAAGTAAATCTGGTGAACGTGGTATCTTCTCTCGTCAGGCTGCAACTAAACATGCAGCAAAGAATGGTCGGCGTGATGTTGATCATGAGTTTGGAACTAATCCATGTTCAGAGATTATTCTACGCCCGTACCAGTTCTGTAATCTAACTGAAGTTGTAGTCCGTTCTTCAGACACAGAAGCTACACTTAAGAATAAAGTTTGGGCTGCTGCTGTGCTAGGCACAATTCAGTCAACCTTTACTAACTTCCCCTATCTACGTAAAGTCTGGAAGCGTAATACAGAAGAAGAACGTCTACTTGGTGTTTCTCTTACAGGGATTATGGATGCACCTATCACCAATAAGCCTGATTCTAAGTTTCTTTCTGTTTTGCGTGACCACGCTGTAAAAACAAACAAGGATTGGTCAGAGAAGCTTGGCATTCCCCAGTCAACAGCCGTCACATGCTGCAAGCCATCTGGCACTGTCAGCCAGCTTACAGACGCAGCCAGCGGCATCCACGCAAGGCATAGCCAACATTACATTCGGACTGTACGTTGTGATATTAAAGATCCAATTACCAAGCTAATGCAAGATGCTGGTATTCCAAATGAGCCAGAAAAGTTTCATCCTGATCGTGTAGTTGTATTCTCTTTCCCAATGAAAGCCCCTCCCGATGCTATTACTCGTAACGACATGACGGCCATTGAGCAGCTTGATATGTGGAAGACCTATGCACTAAACTGGACAGAGCATAAGCCTTCTGTTACAATCTCTGTGCGGGACAACGAGTGGGTTTCTGTTGGTGCTTGGGTTTACGAGAACTTCGATATCTGCTCTGGTATTTCATTCCTGCCACACTCTGACCATATCTATGATCAGGCACCATATCAGGATTGCACAAAGGAACAGTACGAAGAACTTCTTGCAAAGATGCCAAAGCAAGTAGATTGGTCACAGATTTCAAAGTATGAAAGCCAAGACAACACAACTAGCAGTCAGCAGCTTGCTTGCACAGCCGGGGTATGTGAGGTAGTGGATCTGGTTCAATAATGATTTCTGACTTTCCGTACTATTCATTTACAGAGGAATTACCAGAAGAACTTTGTCATGGCCTTATTAAATTAGGCAACAGTTTAGAATTGGTTCGCGGTGGGCTGTTTGAAAGTGACGGCACAAAGTACGACTCAAGAATTAGAAACAATTCTATTTCTTGGATTAACTCATCTGATATTATCACCCTGCTGTACGTCTATATAAACAGGGCTAATATTGAGGCTGGTTGGAACTTTGATCTTGCCGACTTTCAAACCCCACAATTCTGTAAATATGAACAAGGTCAGTACTACAACTGGCACGTAGACATAGGAACAGAAGGGCCAGATGATCAATATGTAAGGAAGCTTACAGTTGTCGTTGCCTTAAATGAGAACTACACTGGTGGTGATTTTCAGGTAGAAAAAGCTAATGTACCCACCAGCACAGATAGATATAATACAGTTAAAGAACTTCATAAGACAGGGACTATAACTGTACTACCATCCTTCATGCACCACAGAGTAACCCCTGTTGAAAATGGTACTAGATATTCTTTGGTTGGATGGTTTACTGGACCTATGTTTAGATAGTACTTGACAAATATAAAATTATAATATATAATGGTAGATCCTATTAACAACTAGAAGAATATCCATGTTCCTAAAAAAGCCAACAATTTACATAGGTTACGACCCTACAGAAGAAATCTATTGCGAAGTACTTAAGAAGTCTATTGAGGCTAATACCAAAGATAGCTATAATATTGTACCTATTGTACAATCTGAGGTACGCAGGGCTGGCCTTTACTGGCGCAGCGGGGAACTAACAGAATCTGGTGTTGTAGATACTTTTGATCGTAAGCCCTTTTCCACAGAGTTTAGCTTTACACGTTTTCTAGCCCCTATGCTAAACCAGTATAGTGGGCTTGCTTTATTTATGGATTGTGATATGTATGTACGATCAGATATCACAGAAATCTTTGATACACATGGCTCCAATCGTAACGTAGCAATTAGCTGCGTAAAACACGACTATGCACCAGCAGAATCTACAAAGATGGGTGGTAAAGTTCAGACTGTGTATAACCGAAAGAACTGGTCTTCTTTTGTTTTGTGGAACTGTGACCATCCTAAAGTAAAAGAACTTACCACTGGTGACGTAAACACAAAGACCGGCTCATGGCTACATGGATTCTATTGGCTTGAATCAGAATTTATTGGTAATATCAAGCAAGAGTGGAACTGGCTTGATGGACATAGCGCAGAGAACATTGAACCTAAGAATGTTCACTTCACTACTGGTGGTCCTATCTATAAAGATTGGAAGCCTACCCGCGAAGTTGATGGTAAGTATGCTAAGGAGTGGAAGGACTTTTATTTAGATAAATTAAAGGTAAAGAAAAAGAAACATGATTAATTTTGTAACTTCATTTAGCCCAGATGGCTATAAAACCTATGCCAAGGATATGCTCCTCTCAGTTATTGAGAACTGGAAGGACGATCTTAAACTAACAGCATACTACCACGACTTTACGGAAGATCTAATTGCTGATCTACCAAAGTCTTCTCAGATTGAATATCGTAATTTGAACGATGTTCAAGATATGCTAGACTATCGTGATCGTATGAAGCTTTATGATGGCACGATGGGTGGTAAAACGCCTTACAATTGGCGTATGGATGCCATTAAGTGGTGCCATAAGGTCTATGCCATGACAGACTGTGCTTTTAAGCTTGGCGATGATATGGCAGATGCTGGCTGGCTAGTGTGGTTAGATGCAGATACAATTACAACAAAACCCCTGTCAGAAGAAAAGCTGCTAAAGATTTTTCCAGATAAAGCAGAACTTGTCTATCTTGGTCGAAAAGATGTTGACTACAGTGAGACTTCTTTCGTAGCTTTTAATATCAGTAGCGAATCACCTTACTGCCTACTTGGTGATCTTCGTGGCTGTTATGATATTGGTGAAGTTATTTCATATCGTGAGTGGCATGATGGCTTTATCTTTGATCGTCTACTAAAGATTTACATTGCTCATGGATTACGTGCACATAATCTAACTCCTAACGTAGACGGACTAGCCGCCTTTGCACAGTCAGAACTGTCTCAGTACATGACACACTTCAAAGGTAATCTCAAGAATGTACCAAAGGATGCTTTAAAGAATATACCAAAAGATAGAGTACCTATTGTTGTACGTCCAAAAGACTGTATGCCAAAAGACTATATTATCAATAATGTCAATCAAAACTTAAAGCTTATTAAAAATTGGGGTATTTCTAAATCGTGTAGGCCAAATCCAGAGCATGCAATCATTGTTTCTGCTGGCCCTTCTACAGACTTTCAAGAACTTAGGCGTGTTATAAAGCAAACAAATGGTGTTGTACTTAGTGTAAAGCATAGTTATCCTAAGCTTCTAAAAGAAAACATCCATCAGTGGGGTTGTATCATTCTTGATCCTCGTCCTATTGATGGTATATCAACACATGGTATTCTTCGTAAAGATCTGTTTGAGACAGTAGATTCAACTACTAACTTCTTTGTCGCCTCAATGACCGATCCTTCAGTTACTAAACATCTTATGGAACGAACCAAGAACATTCATGGCTGGCATGCATATTCAGATGCTGTTCGTGAAGCTACACAAAATCCAAAGATGTTTGAGATTTCCAGTGAAGCAAACATTCCAAAGGATACTACCTTTGTAACTGGTGGAACCTGTGCTGCAATGCGAGGCTTTGGTCTTATGCACATTCTAGGCTTCCGTAACTTTCATCTATTTGGCTTTGACTGTAATGTGACAGGGCTTACAGACGATCAGAAGAAGGAAAGGCTAGACGATAAACCAAAGTACATTCCTGTTGAAACTAATGGTGAGAAGTTCTGGACTACAGGAGAACTTCTAGCTATGGCACAGGATTGTGAACGACTGTTTAACAACAAGACTATTGATGCTAATATCAAGCTATATGGTTCTGGTACACTGGTTTCTGAAGTATTCAAAAACTCTTTCCATGCCAATCTACCTTACTTCCTAGACTACTTTGAGAGTAAATAATGGCTAAGAAACAATCTACACATGAGGGACTTTCTGAAAAGCATGAGAAGTTTGCTCAAGCTTATGTAGTCTATCGTAATGCTACGGAAGCTGCAAAGGTAGCTGGTTATTCAGCACGATCTGCAACCAATCAGGGTTGTCGGCTTGCTAATGATGCCCGTATCAAGGAACGTATTGAGGAACTAGAGAAAGAACTAGAAACCAAGATTAACGTCATTGAGGAGATTGAGCAGCAGTATGTTGCAGCCAAACAGAACAACCATACCAACACTGCTCTTAAAGCACTAGAACTTCTTGCTAAAGTAAATACCAAACAAGAAGAAGTAATCCCCTCCTCTATTCATGAACTAGAGGCTGATATTATTAAATATCTAGAAATTTTAGGTGAGGAAAGGGCAACAAGGATCTTTCTTCGTTGCTCTTGGTTTGCAGAAGAAGAAGAGGGGGATGCCGACAATCAAGCCGACAATCCCCCTCAAGATAGTGAAGAAGACCTAGAAACAGGTCTTTCCCCTTCTTCACTAGAAGATGTTAATTCTTCTGACCAGCAATAAGCTTATTCTTTTCTGCACTACCGGCGCTGCTACCAAAGTAGTAAGACACTACAGTACTTGCAGTACCTCCTAGCCAGCCAATTGCAATGTTGACAAAGGCCATATCAACCTTTAAAGTCTGTGGTAGGAATGTTACAAGGCCAATGTAACCAAAGAAAGAAGCAAGTGTAATAAAGCCTAGAATGGCTGGCATCTTGTCTTTAGTGGACATTTCCCTTAGACGAGCAGAAGCACGATCATCTGCTGCAATCTTCTCCAGATCAATATCTAAAGCCTTCATCTGCACTTTGAAGTCAGCTTCTACCTTCTTAATTGAAGCAAGCTGTTCTGGCGTTGCAGATGCTAAGGCTTTTTCCATTTCACCGGATGAACCATCTGACTTACCTAGTAGGGCTTCGCTAAGTGCCTTAGCAGCCATGCCACCAAAAGGTCCACCAATAGCTGTGCCTAGTGTTGGTGCTACAACACCAAGAATATCTTTTGCAACTTTACCTAGATCCATAGTTTAATAACTCCATATTGTTGGTCTTGGACTTGAGGAACTATTTGTCATTGTGTCTAGATGAATGAACCTCTTGTCGTGTGGTCCTTTTTGTGATACACCAATACCTGTAAAGCCTAGCTTTAGTGCTAGATCAATGACACGATATGCGTCACTTCCAGACACAAGAATATCTACGGCTTTACCATATGTATGTGGTGAATTAGATGCACCACCAACCTTCTCATTATGCTCTTTACTACGATATGCAGAAGATAGAAATATTGGTTTGTTAAAGGCTTCACGTAGCATAATTAGCTTTTCCATGAAGTCAGCATCCATGTCACACTGACCAGTACCTTTACACTTCAGTTCATCTTCTGTAAAATATTCCCAATTACTTTTTACCACTATCTAATACCCTATCCATAATTTTATCTAGCTTCATTTCCAGACGATCAAAGCGGTTCATAATCTTCTGAATATCTTTGTCTACGTCTACCTTAAGGGCATACTCCCGTGCCATCTCTTCTCTGGTAATAGAGATAAGTTTACGCACTTCGGCAATCTGTACGTTAACACCACGTACCCACCATACTGTGCCACCAGCAGCAACACTAAGCAATAGATTCCATAACATATTTACTTCTGGCACAGTTACCCTCCTATTTTAATATCTGGTGGTTCACCATATAGATCAGCCCCACGGTAATAATTTTCTATTTCATTAAATAAACCACGTAGTTTTTGTAATTCATCTGCATTAAAACCACCCACTTTATTTTCCATACTTTTTCTGATATCTGTCCAATAGTTACCTTCAGAAGATAATCTTTGTGGTGTAAAACTTCTCCTTACTATACCATTTATAACATTTTGTGATGGAGCAACACCAGATAAATCTTTCAATTTATATATTCTATCAATTTCATTTCTTGACATAAAATAATAAAGAGTATCGTCCAGTTTACGAAGATTCTTCTGATACTCAAACTGTGCCTTTAATGCAGCATCATATTCTTTACCCATGTCTTGGAAAGTATATGAACTAGTAGGATCAGATAGAGTTGAAGTCAGTTTTTGTTTAAAGTTATTCCAAGAAATTCTAGATGGTTCCGAAATTTCTTTAAGTGCAAAGCCAGTAAACTTTCTTGGATCAATACTCTTTACAGATAAACCCAAGTTATCCATTGCGTTTGTTGAAATCCAATCAATGGGATTATCAGTTCTTTTAGGCATACCACCAAAGCTTCTTGGATTTAATGCCCTATCTAATGCTGAAAATGTGGTATTATCTGTTATACCCGTACTGGTTATAGCATTTCTAAATGATTTTACTATACCCGGTTCAACTAATTTATAAGTATTTAAAGCAGCATCTCCAGCAGCTACTCTTGGATTTGTTATTGCATTAGCAATGTTATCACCAATTTGTACAATAAATGTTGGATCTAAGTATGGTTCATAAAGTTTTTTTGCAGCATACTTAATACTTTCATCAATGTCTTTAGATACATCTTGACCCATAGCTGCTTTTGATAAAATTGGCATAAAAGCACCAAATATATAATGATCTGGATCCATATAACTTAGATTAATATAGTCTGGAAGACCATATTTATTTAAACCAACACCAATAAGAGTATCGTTTCTCTCGTAAGGTGATATAATATTTGATTGCTTTAATTTTTCTATAGCTTCAGTCATCCCCATTGCTTCATTAAAAGCAACTGCACCCCCATAAATACCCATTCTAGTTGCGTACCAAGACATAAGACGTTCAATACCTCTACGTTGAAGAGTCTTATTTCCTGTTTCAAAACCCATACGCATTTCATTAGTAGCTGTTTTAAATAGGTTATGTGTGTTTCGCAGACGTTCAGTTACGAAGCCAGTAAAGTTTCCAATTACAGGAATTGCACTACTTTTTTCTAGAACAGTTGCAATACGACTATAAACAGGGGCTAGATTATTTACATTTTTAGTTGCTTCTTCACTTAGATAAGCCATCTCCTTTGCCATATCTCTAAAAGATAAGGCTTGGTTATTATATTCATTTCTAAACTTTCTTAGTAACTGATTTCTTTCTGCCCTATTAAAATTTCTAACAAGCATATCTTGTTGATCAGCTATAAGTTCTGGGAAATCTCTTTCAAAATTATTTAGAGTTTGAATTTTAATATTTGGATCTGGATAATCATTGAGAATTTTTTTCAAATTCTGACGTTCATTATAATAAATACCAGTCTTAAAGAAATCGTCGCCATAACCATAAATATTTTTTGCAGTCTTGGTTACTTTTAAATCAGCTAACTTTGACGCAAATGAATCTGAATCTATATTTTGAATGTCTCTAATTCGTTTATTTAGTTGTCCTAAATCAACATTAGAACCTAATACACCAGTATTCTTTAATTGTTTTTCAAATACTTTTTGGTCTAATGGATCTAGACTTCTAAAACTGCTTAAACCACTTAGTACTCCGGGCATATTTCCAGAAGAAGAGGTATAAAATAAAGAACTTCCAAAGTTTCTTACAACACCGGGAGGGTTATAAACTGTTTTACCAGTTTTAATTCCTGTTTGTAATTTGTATATATTTCTTAATGTCCAACCACCAAGACCTTCACTATACAAAGCTTTATCAAAAATACCAACAGGATCATAAAAATTCTTTATCTTATCTGCGAAGTCTTTTTTAACCCATACGTTTTTAAGATCATCTGTAAATAGTTTTGTATACGGAGCAGAGAACACAGCTTTATCATTACCGGGATCAACCAGTTTAACTAGATCAGTTGTTCCTAATGCACGTACCGCGTCATCTTTGGTAGCAGATCTAAAAGCTTCATTTATCTTTATAGCTTCTTTTGCAAAACCATTAGCCATTCTGCTCTTAGATGTTGTATCCATCATGCCAGTAATAGATTCAAAAATACGTTGTGTTGGACGTTCATTTAACCCAATAATTTTTGAGTATGCGGGAGGAAATGCTCCTCTAGAACTAAACACATTTTCATTACGTCTACTACCAGTTAATGGTTCGTATAAATCTTTAACGTATTTTTCTACTATTTCATCAACTCTTTGTTGAGGAAATGAAATATTCCCTTTTGCATCAGTAAAGTTTTCCCAGATATATTTAAAATCTTCGTTGGGATTTTGTACGCCACGCTGTAATTGGCTAAAGTAAGAATTTTTATCTTGAAGAATAATAGCTTGCATATCAGAAACAATTGATGGATTTTGTTGTACAAATTCATCAAATGGAACAGACCGTTTTTTACCAATATAACGAGTAGCTACATTTCGTAAATAGTTATTATTATTTACAAATGTATTTAAACCTTGCTGATTTAAATTAGATCTTAGACCATAAGCACTTGCTTCTGGAATAAGTTCATTTCTTAGTACACCAATGTCATTAGCCAGATCATTAGAAAGCTGCCTTACCTGTTGTATAGCAGCAGGATTATTTTCTAAAGCATCGTTCATAAGACGTACTTGTTGTGGTGTCCATTTAGCTTCTGGTGCGTTGAATACTTTTTCAGCTTTTTCTAGAATGGACTTTTGAAGATCTGCTCCTTTTTCTCCTAAAGAATAAGTTATAGCATTTTCACGTTCCATTACACGGCTGAAATTTTCATTTAAACCGCCAGAAGGAAGTAGATTTTTTTCTAAGATTGGCTTAACTTTAAAATATTCTAATGCATTACCAATGCCTTTAGAAGCATAACTACCAATAAGATCTAAAGTAAGACCAAAAGCTGGTGCCGATACACCACCAAGTAGACCAGCCCCTACAACATAATAAGGATTAATTTCTTTTGTTAAACCAATATCTTTTTCTAATTTCTGAAGCATAAGATTTTGAGTAGCTTCAGCAGTACCAGCAATGCCACCCTCAACCGCCAATGTCTTTATTACAGCAGGATTTTTTAATGCCGCCAATCTTGCGGCTAAAATACTACTACGTATAGTCACATTTGCAGCCGCTGCCCCGCCCATAGTGTATGCAGAAGCTACAGCAGTTATAAAATTTGATGGTGAAGTAATTCCGGCCAGAGCATAATCTGTAATTGCAGATAATGTAGGTGCACCCTCAGAACTTCCAAATGAAGGCATCTTATCTAGATATGTTAAAGCTGTACGAAGCATTGCCTTTTGATCGTCATTATATTTTGACTCTTTAAATAAAGCAACACCTGTAGATAACTCATTTACATTTATGTATCTTTGTCTAGTTAAAAATGTATCAAGAATTTGTTTAGGATCTTCACTAACAGTTTCTCCCATATCTTGCAGTGCATAATACATAGCAGAAATAGCATTGCTATTCTTTAACATATCATTATAAGATATTTTTTCTGGAAGACTAGCAGGGTCAGCAGACACACTTTCTCCAGTAGAAGAACCATTGGTAGAAGGTTTATTATAACCTAGTTCTTCTATTAATTCATCCGCAGTTTTAGGACGAGAATCAGCTTGTGCTGTTTCTAGTTCATCATTCTGTGGCAATGTGTAGCTAGTGTCTGTCATGGTTTATGGATATGTTCGAACATTGGATCTATCTGGAGTAACAGAAGCTGTTCCTGTACCCTGCATAGAAGGTGGATTTTTTATAGTACCAGCAAGAGCTTCTGCTAACCTTTTTACTCCGCCATCTTTAACAATCTTTGAATATTCAAGTATTGCTTGCTTATCATTAATAGGTCTAAGTTTTTCTGCAATATAAGCCAAATCTTTATCTGA